CCTGTGTATAGACCAAACCAAGCCGCACCAGCACCAACTACGATTGATACTAAGCCTGATTGTTCCATTGTAGGTCCTTCTAATTCCATATACCATATTACGACTTTGTATAGTAAGAAAATATATGTAGATATGAATACTCTTGGAAATATTCTCCAACTATCCACTGCTCTTGCTAAATGTATAAGTTTAGCATATGGATTTACACCTAAATCTTTTATTGAAGTGTCAACTTCTAAATCAACACTAATCTTTTGTTTCGGTTCTGCTACTTTTATCTCGTCCATTACTTGTTTGCCTCTCGTCTTCGTTTTTCGTTTTCTTCTTTAATGTAACTTACTAACATATTAACATATATGTCTTTTTCCCATGGTATAAGATTATCAAGTTCAGTCAATGAATATTTATGATGTTGCATCAATGCAAAATTTGTTTCAAAGTATGCCTCTAAGCTGGTGTGGGAGAGGCTTATTGAAAAAAATCTTGTAATCCCCTAAAGACTACTTTACTCTTTATCTTCGTTTTAGGGTTTTCNACTTCAATTTCATGTCTTAATTGTGGCATAGTATCAAAAAAGTTCTTTACTTTCTTAAACACTTCTTGCGACATTGACTCAACAAATTCTTTAAGTTCTTCTTTTGTACTATCTTTCGCAGGATATATTTTATCTCCCTCATAGATATGGTCAATACTTGATATGATTACGTCAAAGACAGCATCTATATTTGTATCGTCCATGTCAAACCCAGCCTGACTTATATTCAACGTTGGATAGTTTAATACTAAACCTAAATTTCTTGTTTCGTCAACAATAATTTTATTTGTGTGTTCATCATCTACATTTACATTCACAGTTGACAAATCTAATTCTACTTCAGTTAAAGTTTCTTTATCATCTGGACATAAAACTCTAAACTTTGAAATTTCACCTACAGACTTTGATCTAACTTGTAATAGAATATACTCTATATCAAACATAGGTAAATTGTCTATATCTAACTTATCAAATGTACATGCTTTCAAAATNTCTTTTGTAGCTGAAACTATTTCTTTATTATCTTTTGATTCCATCGCTATCAGAAGTAGTTTTTCTTCTTTAACTAGGAATGGTCTAAATTGAATCTTTACATCTTGTGATGGTAGTGTCAATTCATATCGTGGTACTTCTACACTTGGTAACGCCATAATATCTCCTTAATATATTATATATTTAGTGGTGGTATCTTAAACGGTGGGAAAACTCTACCGCCAGTAATTCTACCAATCGGTGCTCGTCTTCTCAATTCATTTAACACATCTCTACCAGCTCGTCTTATTTCTGGTGGTAACTTACTTATCAATCCACCAAACACTCCACCTGCTCGTTTTACAGTTGGTTGTTTAAATTCTGATGCTCCTACTTGTATTTCTCCTGCTCTATCAATAAAGTAATTTACCCAATATCTAAAATCAAATGTAACAGTAAATGTCTGTACATCATTAGACGCATGAGCAAATGAAACTTCACTAATTGTTTTTGGATAACAATCGAATAGTCTTACGCCATAAGTTACNTCATCTCTTTCTTGCCTACTAGCATAACTTCCTAAAGCAAATATATCAATTGGCGCAACATAATCATTGTAATAGTTATAGTTATGTGTAACATTACTGAATGCTGCCTTTTGCCATATCTCAAAATAAGTTCTTTCTCTCATAAACTTATCTGTATAAAATGTTGCTGTAATAGGTGCTGAAGTGTAATCGTAAATAAATTTTCTTGTTGGACCATTGTGTCTGATCTCTTTTGTAATTGCTTCTCTATTTGGCATAGAGATTTCATTACAGAATGCTTGTACACGTCTTTTGGTTGTGTCTGTTCTCATAGCATGAGTATCTACACTTGTTGAAAAACCTTGTGTTTCATCATCACCTTGTAAATCTGTATCACCAACAGCATTTCCTGATGTTACACCATTTGGCATACCAAACTCTACATAGAACCTTGCTTTTCTTTGAAAGCCTTCTGCTTCGTTTATGTATGATTGAAAACGACCCATTGTCGTTTCTGGATTACCACCAGCTTTCTGTCTTAATCGTGGATCGTTTTCCACATTTTCTAATGATCTGTCTCTAGGTAAACCTATTCGTATATCAAATCCACCAATTCTTTTTCCGCCTCTNANNATAGCCACCGTTANTNCTNNTTGTCCTTTTCTAAATTGTTGTACAGGTAACATTACTGCTAATGCTGCCTCATCAAAATCTACTCTTAAAAAATTAGACATAACATGATTGTACAAATATTTCTTAATTGTGTTTCTAGCAATACCCACATTCTTAATACCATCGTAGGTTGCGTCTATTCTTGTATTCTTACTCATACCGCCAGATGCATATCTTTGTAAATTGTTTAACAAACTAACTCTTTGTAGTGGTCTAATATAGTGAAAGTTCATTCCCATAAAACCACCTGGAATTGTTTCCAATGGCAATACAAGTGGAAATGTATCATACAAAGGTAGTGTCTTTTTATATTTAGGGTCATAGAAGAACATATTTAATCTTCCTCTACTAGGTATACCATTTAGTTTACCTGAATTCATTAGTTTTCTAGCAGTAATTCTATCACCCAAGTCAGATACAGTTTTTCTATACCATTCAGCGCTCTTACGAACACCACCTTGTTTATCTTTTAAAGGATCCAGGATTGAAATAGCCATGTCTATATTTATACGAAAAAGGAGTGCCGTATTTCTACGACACCCCTAAAGTTATATGAAGTGAGAGAGAGATTACTCCTCTTCAGCTAATTTACTAAAATAAGATAACGTATCGTCATCATCACTAGCTGTAGATGAAGTATTTGCTTCATTACTTTTTACAACATTGCTGGTTTGAGGTGGGAGGTCTACTTTATCAGCAGTTGTTGTACTTCTTACACCTGTAATCGTCCTATTCAGTTTCTCTTTGAGTTCGTCATAGGTCTTAAAATTATCGGGTGCGAGAAATGGTTTTAGAGGGTGTTGAGAAGACCATAATTTCTTAATATCTTCGTCACTCTCTTTAATTTGTGAAACGCCTTCAAATTCAGATTTGTCGTAGTTCCAGTAACCATCAACTTTTCTGATCTTTAGTTTAAAGTTTGCACCTTTCCAAAAATCAAATGGGTTCATAGGCTTTTCATCTTCAAATGCTGGTTGCATTGCTTCTGTAATTTTATCAAATATCTTTTTACCAAATTTGAATAAAGCAACTTTACCTTCATTTTGAGGATTTTTAGGGTCACTTACAACAAGAATATTTGCATAGTAAGATAATTTTCTTTTTCTCTTTCTAGCAATTTCTTTATCACTATCTAAACCTGTATTCCATAGTCTAGTGTTTTCTTCACTGACAGGGTCTTTTTGGTTTAAAGTTGTTAATGAGTTTTCAATATACCAACCACCTACATCTTGGAATGCATGTGACCATACTCTTTGCCAAGGTAAGTCTTCACCCTCAACTGCAGGTAAAAATCTAATAACAGCATAACCATTACCAGTTTTATCTAACTCTGGTTTCCAAAATCTGTCGTCTTGGTATTTTGATTTGTTTTTATCTTTGTCCTCAGGATTGAGGTTAGCCTCGATGGCTTTTGTAAGTTTGTCAAAGTTACTTGACGATTGTTTTAACGTGTCGAAATCCATATTATATCTCCTTTGTATGTATTATCGTATTGTTGTATTTGTGTTACCTGTTTAATCGGTATCATAGTTATTTATAAGACTTTTCTTTATTCTTCAACCATTTTTTTAATTCTTTTTTACTTGGTTTAGGAATAGTCCTAGAAATTCTGTATTCTTTATAACGCTCACACCAATTTATGATTGTATCTAAAAATTTATATATTAATCTATCAAACATACGACCTATTATAACACATTTATTTGAATTTGTCAAGTGTATTTTGGAATGATATATACTTTAAATTCTTAATAGAAGTCCACTCACTTATAGGTGAACTGACTGGTGTTTTACCACTATTTCCATCAGGATTAACTTTATAGAATTGTATTTTAGGGTTTTCTGTCATTAATGTTTTCCATTGATTAATCCAATTGACAGATGGTATTGGTGAAGCTTCTGGTACTCCATAGTATTTTGTACCCTTGTACATATTGTTTATCTTATGTGTATCACTTACCAAGTCATGTCCAATCAAATACATCTCTATTAAATCTTTTTCTTTTATGGTTGCAACTCGGCCACTTGTAGCGCCACATGCCCAACCTCTATCTCTTTGACCTTCAACTAAATCATCTAAACTATTTGACTTGTCATTTTCTTTTATCCAACTTACGTGTGTCAATGAATTATTAACTTCCTTTTGTATAACTTCATTTCTTTCTAATTTCTTTTTTAAAATGTTTACTGTACCTGCTAGGTTTGATCCATGAAATACAAACTCTTGTCTATCGCCTCGTTTGTTTTCTATTTTATTAGATGAATATTTTTCTACAAGTTCTTTATCACTTGGATTCATATTAGCATACACTAATGAGTGATATGTCATCGCTGGTACTTTTGTCCAATTTCTTAACCAAGTTTCATTATTATCACAATAACCACTATGATATATCTCATGCATAATTCCATGGTCAACAGCTGTCAATACATCTGGTGTAAAATCTCTATACAAAGCATTACAACCATAAATCTTACCATGAGGTCTTAACTTCAATAAGTCTATTGACTGTCTACTCTCACCATTTCCTATACAAAATACTCTAGTCGCCATCTCTCGTTACCAAGTTATCTGGTTTATCTATTGGTAAACCCATTCTGTCAAACCATTTTCCATTAGCGTGAAATACATGACCTAACGTACCATCACCTAATTTGATTGATCTTTTATCTATTTTGTTTTGATAGATTGTACCATTTTTTAAAATAAGTTTTAATCCACCATGTATATCGCCATATATTCTATCTATGACTTTATCACCTATCTTATTTGATTCGGGTACAATATTATTACTCATTTACAAAAATCTCTTTCATAATTAATTTACATTCAGTCACATTAAAATTAACAAATGGTTTTAATCTGGTAATCTTAGATGCGATTTCAGGCCATACAAAAGTTTCTTTAATTTCTTTATTCCAATTACGCACAAACGACAAGTAGTGGTCAAGTACAACTGCCGACTGATAGGATACTTTTTTTTGAAGAAACAATTGTAAAAGTCTAGGATGCTGTCCACTATTAGCATGAAGACCATTATCAAAAGAAATACCACGAGCATTAAAGTCATCACTAATACATACGCAATCACTTCTAAAGTTATAGGTAAATGCTTCTTTACGTTTCTTAAAATCCATGTAAACATCTTTACCATCTCTCTGTAACAAATTACCAATCCATCCCTTGCTATCTGCAAGAAAGTTAGCAACAAAGAAATCAAGTATTTCATCTTTTCCATATCTTGTACTTAACTTATGAAAGAAGTATCTATCCTTTCTTTTTGTAAATGTGTCAAGTTTGGCATTGACTTTTCCTCCATACTTAATATAGTCATACGATTTAGATGTAAAATGCAATTTAACTCCCAAGTAAATTTTATATACATCAAATCCTCCATACATTACAATGGCAATACTCCACATCTAGGTAAGCTTAATAATCTTTTATCCGTAGCTTCTACCTGTATCTTTTCTTTTAGTGATTTGGATATAAGAGAACCGACTGTACCTGGATCTATATTATTTTCTTCACAGTAATGAATAACAGCTTCCATATGTGTTAATTTTAAGTCTTTTACTAATTGTTCAATCTTCAAACTAAATTCTTTACTTTTCATATCATTCCTTTATTGGGTGGCTACTAACGCTAGCGTTCACCACCACAGTTATAACTTTTATAATATATCATAATAAAATCAAAATGTCAATGTTATTAAGCGCCTTTTTCTCCTAATAAACTTTCATTCATTCTTAAATCAAATGTATGAAATATAATACATCTTTCGGTACCAGCTTGTGTATCAATAGTTGCTAATGTTTGATTATATTCATTGATGTAATAAGTTACCATGAATACAATTGCTCCATTAGGACTAGAACTCTCTCTACCAAAACTTAAATTGATTGGTGTAAATTTGTTATCACTAACATATTTTTGTACTTCGCTTGGAGTACCACACACCATTGGTGATTGTGACAGCCAAAAGTTATATCGTTGTTCTTCTTCTGCATAACAAAGTGTGGTAAATAATAATACCACAACTGCTATTATTTTCTTCATGTTTCCCCTTTAGCATTTTAAGGCAGCAAGTAGGAATAAATCACCCTTAAAAAGTTTATTCTGTTATTTTATTTTTATTCTGTTCCTCATAATATTTATAGAAATCCTGAATAGCAACACCTAGTTTATCTAGGTATTCTTTCTTATCTCTAGTATATGATTGAACTGTACCATCTTCNGCGGCAAGTAAAATAACAATTTGTTCNATTGGTTTACCNAATAGTTCTTCGTACATAATAGCATATGCAGTTGTCTGTAAGAAATAGTTTTCAATCCAATCTTCTTTTCGTTCTTTNTTTGCTGTTTTGAAGTCAATTACTGATAACTTACCATTATATTCAGCTATACAATCAACTTGACCAGCGATTGTTAACTTCTTACTATACATAATGGTTTCTAAACAATGTATATTATCAACTTGATCTACATATGGTTTTAATAGTCTGAATAGACCTAATGGAAGTACATCTCTAATAGATGGTGTTTCATTCTTAATGTATTGTTCAACAAGTGTGTGAGTTGCTTTACCACGTCTAGCCGCTCTTCCCATTTCCCAATTGGCAACTTTCTCACCAATACTATCACGCCACTTTTGTAATCCTTCTTTTGAACGAATACTTAATACAGTTGTGATAGATGGATATGCTTTACCATCAATTTCATAAAATCTAAAACCGTTTACTTTTTTACCTACGGTCACAGGTAAGTTCTTCTTATCTAAATCTACAAATTTAAATTCTTTTTTAGCCATAATATTTCACTTTCATTTATTGTATCATAATAATATATCATATTTTTGGTAATTTGTCAAGTCTAAATTGAGCGATAATCTAGCAAATGATTTGCTATTTTTTCAGGTGATTTTCTCAATTCTGCTCTATCTTCTTTTCAGCTAGGATTGTAATCTGTATATTTGGTTTTACCCGTTTCATCTCTATATGCTCTTAAAATCTGTTTTCTATTATCACCATCTGCTTTAAAAGAACAATGTACCCACCCGCTATTTGGTTCATCTAAATTATGAAATTCCAAAATCATTTGGTCAAACTCGCAGTTATTAGCAATCCACTTACATAGTTCAGCATTACTAACTCCAAATATTTCAAAGTCAGCTGCTTCACC